GTGAGATTGAAGCAGAGGGAGTAGTGTCGAGAGACGATGCTAGACCACGATCCGGTGGTCGCGTAGAGGAGAGTGTGGTTAGAGTCCAAAGTGGCCGTAGAACTAGGAAATCACGCAAAGCCCTACGCATACCGGTATTAGCGGGTGATGTATGTTCGGGGTTGAAGATGAGACATGGTGTTCTTGAGTTAAATGCTGCTAACAAGAAGATCATATTCTCTGACGCAACTCGTCGGATAGAATCACTACGACGGGATGGAGATCCCATGTTCAAGAACTTGCGTAATCACGACCTTTACCTTGTCGCGATGCACGCTTCTGAGATGTACTGGATAGCCAGTGAAGATGAAGTTGACGCATTTGAGTTGTACCAGAACAGAGATCTCTCCCAACGTAGGGCGATTCGATCAGCAATGATCGAACCGCCCCACACCCGCTAAGGGGGCTTGGTTCAAGCACACGGAAGCCAGAGTTCATCAACAATTAGTCATGAACAAATTGAGGATGAAATTTCTGGTAGTGAGAATTTCCGTGTCCTTAGAACCAGGCAGGAGGGCGGCGTAAAGCCCCGGAATTACTACAGAATCGGAGGATGTAGTACCCCAACATGGGACATACCGAACAATGACATTGATTCAGTTGCACACGCCATTCTAGAAAGAGTCTTCTTTGTTAAGAATGGAAAAGGGGGGTTTAAGAGAGCACCGAAACCATGGGATCATCCCACGGTTAGAGATCTTAAATACCCCGTTAAGGAAGCAGCTAGGAAGATCGAAAACAGACTCGCAACATTTAATAGTGCAATGAGCACGCTAAGTAATGAGAACGGAAAAGTCAGCCCGATAACAGATGAAGAATTTTTATCATATTACGGTGGGGCTAAACGTAAGTGTTACGAAGCAGCTATTGAAAGCTTGAAGGATAAGCCACTTGAAGCTAGAGACTGTAAGGTGAAAGTATTCACAAAGGATGAATACCGAAAACCTGGTGGTGCACCACGCGCCATACAACCACGATCACCGCGTTTTAATGTCAAACTCGGACGTTATATCAAGCACTTGGAACATAAGATCTTCAATGCTATTGACAAGATATTTGACCCATCAGGAGAGCACAGAACGGTAGCGAAAGGAATGAATATGAATGAACGCGGAGACATCATCGCGGGTATGTGGAATAAATTTGATCAGCCCATAGCAGTGGGCTTGGATGCTAGCAGATTCGATCAACACATAAATCGATTGCTATTGCAACATGAGCACAGGATTTACCACATGTGGTCCCAAGGTAAAGGCGAGGACCTACCCAATTTGAATACTCTGTTGAGGAAACAAATCATAAACCAAGGCACATATCGTAGCAAAGACGGACATATTAAGTACAAAGTGAATGGGTGCCGTATGTCTGGCGATATGAATACCAGCCTTGGTAATGTGATCATCATGTGTTCTTTAATGCATGGTTACTTTGAATCAAAGAACCTACTAAAGAACGTCCTGCTACTGAATGATGGGGATGATTGTGTAATCATCATGGACAAACGAAACTTGGACAAGTTTTGTGATGGACTCGTGGAGTGGTTTTTGGAGATGGGATTAACAATGGAGTTTGACGGAATTTATAAAACCCTCGAAGAGGTTGAATTTTGTCAGAGTCGTCCAATTAAGATGAATGATGGAACATACAGATTGATACCAAGACCTAGCAAGCGATTGTACTCAGATTTAATTACAACGAAGGACATATCCATTCGTAAGATCTACAGGAAACAAATCGGAGCAATTGCTGGCTGTGGTCTAGCAGCGTCATCTGGAGTGCCAATATTCCAGTCGTTCTACAAATGGTTAGGTAGAGGAGCGACACCCTGGGTACCGAGCGTCGGAAGCGTATACCACAAGTTTCGACAAGAGCTCGTTGAGAATATGGAAGTGAAAGAACGTGAACCAACTCTCGATGAGAGAATATCGTTTTATTTTTCATTTGATATCACACCACAGGAACAAATCTTATTAGAGGACTACTACTCTTCATTACCAGATCCAATCCACACACATCCAGACAAACTATTTCGTCCATTAGATTCCGTTCAATATCTTGCCGCTCCAGAGCAGAAAGAACATAAATAAAGAAACATCTTTGGTAACATGTGCCAACTGGAAGACGTATGGACCGTACGCGGTTTCGCGCAACTGAGTTAGACTCCGCTATCTATGATTACGGATAAATCAAACAATGAGCCCTTAGTTTGATAGAAAACGCTTAGATAGTTAGAGTGGGACGAGTATTTACTCGAGGACGTGGGGACGAGTGCCCGCTTAAGCACCTAGTGCCAGAAAGTTTGACCCCAAGGGCTATCGCGCATTATAAGGATGAGGGACCTAAATGCGTTAAAGACCTTCCTTACCAACAATTCCAGAAATAACAACAACAACAACAACAACAGAAACACCCAACAACGCCGACAGGCAAACAGAATACAGCGAACGAACAACCCAACTATTACAAGCAATGCGTCTGGAGTACGTATTAGGCATCGTGAGTATATCACTAGCATTACTATCGATAATGCTGGCTTTGAAATATGGGATGCAACAGGAGCACAGCTAGGGAAATTGCTAGCCATACCCATGAATCCTGGGGATGGTATGCTGTCACCTTGGTTAGATTCCATTGCTACCAATTTCGAGTTCTATAAATTCAATAGCCTCAAATTCTCATACAGTTCCTCTGTTTCATCATTTACGAATGGTGCAATAGTATTAGTTCCAGAATTTGATCCTCATGGATATAGAACAACTCCACCTACAAGCTTGCAACATTTACTTAATAAAGAACACGCAACAACCGGAAACGTTTGGTCAGATTTCACCATGTCAATACCAGGTGATAAACTGAGCAAGAAACACGTTCGAGCAGAACATTCGGTAACTCATACACCTGAACATCTGCGTCAAACAGATATCGGACAGTTATACATCGCATTATATAATGTAGATGTTAACCAACCGTATCCCTACGGTGAGCTCTTTATTGAATATGATGTAACGCTTACAATTCCAAACCAAAGCAATAGCAACATGAAGTATTACGCATATCAAGCGAAATTGCCATCATGTAATTCGTCAGGCACAGACCGACGACCATTACTAGGAAATTTGCATGTGACACATACAGAACCCGTCTTTGAAGCGCCGCATATTAATGCAACTGCTTCAGGCACATTAGGTATCACACATCATGATCCAGGTATTGTCGGACTAACTAGCGGAAACAACGTTAATCCAACTAGATTTACCTTCCAAGAACCATTCGAAGGTCTAGTTTCGTTTAGCGCTGACACGCACTCAGGATCCATGCCAACTAGCGCATCGATATACAGCACACAGACTGATCCAAATTTTGTGTATTCATCAACCCCCGGAAATTTAGCCAGGGTTGAGGAAATCACAGCATTAGCATCCGGTGGAACCGGTGGCTCATTTTCATATCTGTGGAATGTAGCAGCGAAAGCTGGCGATGTACTCGATCTATTTTTCGATGGATCAGGGACATGGACTTTTGACGATTTAATCGTGACAATGGCAGAGTTCGGTTTGGCTCTCATATAACAGCATTTGCTTGTATAAATAATCACTGTAATATAAATATCCATGACAAGGAAACCAATAAAAATAATGTCATGGTCGACCACAATGTCGCACACAATTCACACCTAACATGATCACGAAACACTTAGTGCTTAGCAATCACAACACAAAACACACCAAGATTCTCAAATTGGAACTCTCAAATGTGCGGAAACAACTGCCCTGTAGCAGGAGCCGTCAATAGGAAAATAGAGCGTAATATGTAGTCATCTAACCATGGACATATTATGTAATCGAAACCACGACGAAGGCTCAAGTTCAATCATTTGAGACAAGGCCTACAGAATCAGGAGAACAATGCATGAGTCGTTTGCATAGTGTAGTTTGTTAGTGACAGCAATAAGTGTTCCAAGTCACAGGTACTGTTTGATATAACACCCATACTCTCACTAGATCCGGCTATGGATAACCTACGTGTTGAAGCAGCGTAGAACTCCGAACAGGGACGGATAGCCCTGTGTGTCAGTCATAGTTTACTATGCCAGTCATCCATTATTTGAATGCTGAACAGCTCCTAACAGAGCGACCGCTGATGATCCAC